ACAGATTCTGCTATTATTTTATCTATATTTTTAATTAGAAAATATCTTTTCTTAATTCTTTGTTCCAGATCCATCTTTTCTCCATTTTGGATTTATCAAATCACTATCTTCAATAATCAAATGTATTTTTGAAGCAATGTTATCAGACAAATGAACAATATAATCTAAATAAGTTATTGGATAAGTTTCTGGTATCGGTGACCATGGGCCAAGATGGCATCTAACTAGTCTAAGTATTGATTGAACAATGTCTTCTGACAAGAACAAAGTAGAAGATTCTGATTCACTAGCAAACTTCTTATCTTTTTCTTGGCAAAAAGAAATAAATTTTCCTACTGTGTATGGATGCATAGGATCGTACCTACAATCATCAGACTCGCCGTCGTGCACGCCCTTGCATACGTCATGGAGAAGACATGCAGCTATAACTATATCTTTCTCCTCTTGCGAAAGAGAATATGATTCACTCATGTACGATGCTATTCTAACTACTCTCTTAGTATGGAGAACATTGCCACCGTCGCCGTGCTCATCCGAAGGATGATACTTGCCAGAAAAGCTTGATGGGATTTTCCAAAATAAATCATTTCTAATTAATATAGATCTAACAAAAGATCTTATAGACTCATCAACAATAAGATTGATTTCGCCCAACAAAGTAGAAAGAACTTCATTCTCTTTACCCATTGAAGAAGCGTTCTTCTCCTCTATAAGGATATCATCCAATATACTTTTACCCATTTTTATCTTCTTTCTTCCAGTCATTCCAATTTGAACAAGGTTCATCAAACGGACATTTTTTACAATAAGATATCAATCCTCTTTTAGGCACCAAGACTTCGGTCTCTAACATTTTATTACACCAGTAGTCATAATACTGAAGATCTTCATTCCTTATTTGAAATTCATTAAATCCTATATTTTGGCTCAACGGATCTATAAAACCAAACTTAGTATTCACCATTCTTTCTGGGTGCCTATTTTGATAGGCCTTATACAAGGTGCAAAAATCTGTTCTATACAGATCTCTATTGCTAAACTTATAACCAAATATAAATTTAGTTACAAAATATTGTTTCTTATGAAAGAATATAATGTCAAAACTGTCTTGCAAATTTAACTTACCTATCGGCATGTTATATTCTTCGCTTATAGCCACAGGTATAAGTGGAGACTCCGAATATGTTTCGTGGAATGCTAATAGAATTCCAGCTGCTTTAGAAGTTAAGCTAGCAGTGTTCCCATACGCGGTCTCGTGTTGCTCTGTCACAATATCATATGAGTTAGTATTTTTGGGGAACCAAATCTTTTCCCATCTATTTAATAGAGATGAATAAGACGGAATGATCCCCCCCTGCTTCTTGAAAAAGAAAAAATACATTATACTTTTAATAGTTGATTCAAACTTTTCCGTATGAATATCTCTTGCGTATATTTTTTCTGGCAGTTTTTGCTGATGCCTATAATCATATAGTCGTTCACATAACTGAAAATCTTTTAAGGATTGTACTGTTACAAGTTCCATTAATGAAAATCCTTTCCACTTAATAAGTCGTCTAGCAAAGACGATGAAGATGTGTACGAGCTATCAGTAACTGGATCATAATCTTCGTAGGTTTTTTTATAATCAACATACTTGACTAAAGGCGGATCATATAAGAACGCTGAACCAGTAATTCTATTTTTAGGAATCTGAAGCTGCATTATATTTTCGTCTTCGGTTTCATCGTTTGTTGCTAATCTTTTTTCTGTAATAAATATAGTTACTGCACACTTTTGTTGGATCGCCAAAGAGCCACCAGTGTCAGACTGCTGGACCACCTCACGCTTTTCCTTCATTCTATTCGAATTTTCTTGTGCTGTAATTATCAAAGCGCAATTCATATCTCTTGCAAGCTTTTCTAAACGTACCATCATTTCTTCAAACTCACCCCAACGTGGCTTGCCCTTGCCCCCACCCTTAGTGAACATGGATTGGATCGTATCTATGATAACTATGTCTGGCATATTGATGTTCTGCCCGATTATATCTCTTAGCCAAAATTCTAGGTCTTCAAAATATGGAGTGTCCGGGTCGTGCCTAACCATGAGGCGATCACCCCACTTGGCAAGTCGTGCCTTAAAAGTGTTTAAGTGTTTATTCTTTTCTTCTTCTGACCACTTTGATGACTCTAGATAAACATTCTTTTCTATTATCTGTGTCATTAAGATTCTCTCCCAGTGACCAGTAGCTTCTTCAAAATTTACATACAAAACCCTATAACCGTTATCTAGCCAGTTGTTCGCTAGGCACTTGACGAACGTGCTCTTGCCCTTGCCTGACGCGGCAATGACAGCGTGCACAGCGCCCCTAAAGAAGCCACCCTCATCCGTGTACCCCATCGCCCTATTGAGGGCTTTAAATTGAGTAGGCAAAAAGTTTGGTATGTCCAACAACGAATCTACTCTGCTGGCTATTTCGTCAGCAGTTGTTATCTTATCTAGTGGATTATATCTTATTTGATTTTCTAATTCTCTTATTTCAGAAGTAAGAGTTTGGATTCTAGATATATCATCTTCAGTCTTTTGCCCCTTTTGAGATATTATAGATTGAAGTTCCTGTAGATAGTTAATCTGTTTTCTTTTATTAGCTTTATATTTTACTAATTCAGAAACAGATTCTTCCGTTGACAATTCGGCGGACATCAACAGATCAATCATGACACCCACCCCAGTGTTACCACCAAGAGCTTCGTGTATATCTGTTTCCGTTTGCAGCCAAGACTTAAATGCTATTGGATCAACGATATCAAGCTGTGTAGCATTCTCGAAAGCTAGAAGAGCCTTATAGAACTCATTTATTCCTTTTTCCCCATGTATGGAGCCAACAATTTCTTCTGGAAGATTTTCCTTAAAGTAATTAATTGCTCCATTTTTTCTAAAAGACAAAGCAAAGATCTGGTACTCCAATGGAATGTTATCTTCTACCTTTTCATTTGCTTGTGTCATTGTTTCTTTTTCTCTTTTATGGATCGGTAAATCTTTTTCTTGTACTCTGAATTCTTTTTCTTAATACTTCTGTAAGCTTCGGACGACGTTGCGGTATTTTTCTTTTTTTCCTTAGGCTTATAAGGATTTGACCTAATAGCCTCAAGCAGTCTGTCGAATACTGATTGCTCTGTTAAGCTATCATTATAGCGGAAGACGATCAATGCCACACCATTATCTACGCACCACTGCTCTTTTTTTTCATCTCTCTTAATAGCTTCTTCAAAATCATATTTAGATTCAAAAAATCTACTGGTGTAATAATAATGCTGTCTACCATGAAACTCTGCAGCTATTTCATACTTCGGGCAATACACATCTAACTTTAACTTATCACCTATATGGTATTCGTTTATAATCTTTTCTCCTGGAAGGAGTTTTTGCATTGCTGCAGTCAGTGCTGTCTGGCCTCTAGACATTTTTTTTCTACTGTCTTTTAACCATGTTAAACCAATAGAATTAATTTTTTTATTTACTTGTGGTATAGTCCAGCCTAATTCTTTTGCTATTTCAGAAATAGATAAAGAGGTTTCCAATAATAGATCTTTTAGAAAATCAATATCGTCCTGATCTTTATCTATTTTTTTCCCATGCATTTCACTCAGCCGTGTTATATGTTTTTGAATAACTAATAGTTTTACCCAAATCTATAATCGACATGTTTAGTTTGTTCCAAATTGAATTTGACAAAGCTAGCCCCAAAGAAGAGCAATCTAAAATACAATAATCTATCTTGCCTTCTAAGGCAGCAATCTTTTCAAACGTATCTTCTAATCTAGAAAAGTAGTTGTTAAAGGGAACGCTAATTACATTAGTTTTAAACCCCATAAATTTATATATAGTTTTTTTATCATGAAAAGATACAACCGCAGTATTAGTATTCTTAATATAAAAATTAAAAATTGAGTTATATACTTCTCTATTATTTTCGTAATAGTACTCAAAAAGATTAGGGCTATAGAACTTGCCGTCATCGACTAAGCCAATGCCAGAATGCTTTGAGTCAACCACTTCATCAACAAGTGATTCTGGTATGCTCTTAATGATTCTATTACCAGATAAATTAATAGATCTAATAATCTCTTTGTTAAAACGAGAAGGTGTACCATCTGCATTTTTCTTGCTTAAGGAAACTATTGAAGATTTTGCTATGTTTAAAAAAGCAAACTTTTCCTTAGAGTTCATTAACTTAGTTAGTTCTATTGAAGCTTGTATTTGATTTTTCATTTGTACTCCTTAAATTCCAAAGTTTCCCCAGTTAATTAAAACTGGGTTT